TCCAACCACCTATTTTTTCAGGTGTGCCATATCTAAATCTAACATTATCACAGTCGATCCATTGACCTTCTGCTCCAGTTGGTGTGATTTGTTTATTGATACCAGGTTGAAAACCTATTTTTTGTAGCATATGACTCCATTATAATACTATTTTACAAATGGTGGTAGACCCAACATAGGTCGTCCATCAAACTTGTTTTTTTCAGCAAATGGGCCATTTACATGATTATAATGTAGAAATACTTGGCCACAAATGTCCCCGTCAAAAGGCTCTCGCCAATGTTCGAGTTCACAGCCACTATATACTAGCATATCGCCAACATCAAGCAAGACTTTAGTGCCTTCTGGGGCTCCTGGCTTAACAATGTTTTTATACTCGTCTATGACGTTGTTAGCCCCCGTGCCGTCGATAAATATAGGCCAAGGGTTTCCACCAAGGTTTAATGTTGTAGATATTTCACAAGATGGTCTATCTTTGTGTCTTCTTAATATATCTCCTCTTTTATAAATTCTAGCATAAGAATAAGTAGGTATTAGTTGTAAACCTGTTTCTTGTTGCATTTTTGGTAATACTTTCATTAACAAAGTCTCCATCACCATATCTGCATAATGTGAATAGGTATTTGGTATCTGCTTATCTGTCCATGTTCCAAGCATGCCATTATCGTAGGTTATGTTATTTTTGTACATAAAATCTACAGCATCTCTTTTGAGCAAAAAATAATTAAATATAAAATTAGCCAGCTCATAAGGCACCGCATTTTTTATTACTTGAAATTTATTGAAAGCCATGTTGTATAAAATTAAAACTTACTGATATCCTTATATCATTTGATTTGTTTGGTTCAACACAATGCCACAACCAAGATGGAAACATTATGATTCTTCCCTCAAAAGGATCTAAATGAACCTCTCTCCATAATTCTTTTGGTGGAGTTCCTTTAACTCTTGCAGGCATAATTAATTGTTCTCCTGGTCTTGGATCATTACAAATTAGCTTACCAGAATCTTTAGATGCTTTTATATAATACACACCACTAAAATGACTATTCGAATGTATGTGAGGAGCATTGTAGCCTCCTGGTGGGTTTATGTTAGCCCACATATTTCCCAGTATGGGTTCTCTATCCAACCACTCTTCTTTCCATATGTCTTGCATCATTGTAAACAATTCATCTACTAAAGGTTTGAACACAGGCATTTTATGCATTTGGGTTGTAGAATGCCAACCATTACGATTTGTTTTTTTGACACCAGGATCTCTTTTAGACCATTCAATTATCTCATTAGCAAATAATTGATTATCTAATTTAACATCTTTACCGTATACTCTTGTTGGAAAAAATTGTTCTTTTATCATTTAAAAGGTCTTCCTCCAAACCAAACAACCAAAGATTGTCTAACACCTTTTGTAACTGGTTGTACTCTATGGTTTATAAAAGATGCAAAGCATAATGCATTACCTTGTTTTAATGGTGCAAATTTATTAGGCCCTCCTATTTCTAAATGTCCTCCTTCAAATTCTGATTCGTGATTCAATAATAATGTCATAGATATTTTTCTAACAGGAGGCTCATGTTCCATATGTGTATCACAATCCATATGCCAATCATAAAACCCACCTACAGGATATTCTGTAAACTGTGCATTTTCTGTAATCCTAACATCGTCAAAACCAAAATGATTTAAATTAGCTCTTTGTATAAATCTGTCTAAATCTTGATACATGTGTCCCATTTCTTTAAATGGTATCCAAGATATCGTCGTGACTCTTTTACTTGTGTCTGTGCCACCACCCGGCTTACCCATTCCAACTTGTGCTTGTTGAGGAGGTTGTCTTCTCCCACACTCAATAATTTGTCTACATTGATCGGGTGTAAATAATGGTTGCGTTGTTTGTATAATCCAACTTTTCCATTTAGGTTCTTTTATAATTTGATTGTCGTACACTAGTTTACTCCTCTGTTAGTTATTGGACTGTATTGCACATCACAGTTAGCAGCAAGTGTTCTTCTAGTCTCTGGTCCATTAAATGGATACACTGTATGTCTCATGTCATATGGAAAAACATAAAAGTCTCCCACTTCTAAATCTGGTTGATAATCTATTTTTGAAAACTGTCCGCTAGCAGACCCTAATATTTGTAGTCTACCGTTTTGCGGTGCATCGTCTGCTGAATATTCTACACCAAAAGAACTTGGAAGTTTTAAAATCATTACACTTGATAAACCAGTAAATAATGAGCCTTGGTGCACATGCACTGGGTTATACTCGTGTTCTTTCATTTCATTAACCCAAATAGAGTTTAAATGCATATTATAATCACGTATTTTATTCCAATCTAAATAATGTTTAAACATACTATTAAACCACAATAAAACATCTCGTGGTAAACTAATGTGGTTTTTTATTTTACTTTGATCTTCTCCATTATAAAATAAACTATGTTCTTTATTTATTTTACCAACTAGTTGTTTGTTAGCTGGTGGTAATTGATGTAATTTAGTTTCATAGACATGATTAATTACTTGTTGAATATGAACAGGAGCTTTGTATCTTAATACAGACTGTCCTAAAAATATAAACCTAAAATTTGATATGTTCATATTTCTCTCTTATAGTTTTAGGTATCCTATCCTTATAAGGATTAGGTATTTTTTGTATTGTTGATCTAATGGTATGCATATCCTTTCCTAATACTGTATCATCATAACCTATACCATTAATATTTAATTGTTGCAAGTTTTCAAATTTGTGTGGATAATATGGCTCATCTATTAATTGATAGATTTTTTTTATTTCAACTTCTGGGTTAGTAACTAAATCATCATATTTAATATAACAACACATATCTTTATAATTAAAAGAATTTTGTATAGCTTTTAAATTTTTAGCAACCGCTCCTCCATCGTTCATTAAACCCATAAGTTTTTGTTCATCAGTAAAACCAAGTTTATTAGGAAAAGCATCAGGATTTTCTGTGTACCATTTTATATAACTTGCTAACACATCCATAACATCTCTTAACAATACTATGCATTTATAAGGGTGTTTAAGATATGTTTGCGTCAACACCATATTGCCTTCTGTCATAACTGGACCTCTATCTATAATTATTCGTTGAGACCAGTCTTTATAATAATTATCGTAAATAGAACTTAATACATTATCTAAAGAATTGTGGTCAGGAAAATTTTGAAATACGTCTTTTTGTTTTAATAAAAATAAATCTTTCATTATTTCTAATGTAATAGAATTACCAGTACAAGCTATCTCTGGATTTTGATTTAATATCGACGATAGTAAAGTGTTTCCAGATCTAGGTTGTGCTATTAAAAAAAATAATTTTTTATTTTTCTTTTGCTCCAAGGTCACTTGTTAATTGCTCTTTCTTGTTGTAAATCATTTCTCCTGATTTTTTAACTCTTTCTATTGTTTTTAATTGACCTAACACATTAAATATTTCTGGTTGTGAAGAACCAGATGACAATGTCTCTGCTTTGTTTTTCATAATGTGATGATAAGATTCTAATTGGTGTCTGTTAACATCTTTGGTATCAAATGATCCATCATCAAATTCTTTTTTTAATGTAGACCAAAGTTTAATCTCTCTCATTCTGTCTTTTGCAACAAGTTGCATGTTAGCAAGACCATATCTACATTCATCTAAATCTATTTGATATTTTGTTAATTTATATTCGTCTTTTTCTGTTTCTATTTTTTTCTCCAACCATTTAATTTTAGCTTCTTGTCTTCTACATTCAAAAGATAAACTCATTAAGTTTTCTAAGAAAACATTCTGTTCTCTTACACACTGCCAATACTTTGCAGCTTTTGTTGGATATTTCATATCTTGAAGAACAGACATTCTCATTTCTGTTTCTGTTC